CAGATTAAAACTGGCAGGAGGGCTGGTAGGGATGTTGAGGGCTTATTAACGCAATTAGAAGGTAATTAATTTATGGCTACTTACATTATAGCCACACCAGCAAGCCCCTATTTAATTGCCATACCCTTTCCGTTTCTTGCTGAAGAGGATGTAAAAGTAAAACGACTTGATGCTTTTGGAATTTATAATTCCTTAACTTACAATAACGACACTCAATGGAATAACAACCTTTCTAATGGCTACCCAGTTAGTATTGCGGTTTACAGAGTAGTACAAGGAACAGAGGTTGGTTTGGGTTCGACTAGTTATTATGTACAACTCAGCAGACCCAATACTGGAGTTTCCCATATTGTTTTTAGAAGTACTCCTACTTATGCCCCTTCTTTTGTAAATGGGTCGGCTTTAACTGCCGAAGATTTAAATACTGCTTTTTTAAACTTGTCTTATCAAGCAGAGGAAAAAGATCAAATAGAAATAGGAACCTCAAATGTTAATTTAAACGGAAAATTTGATAAAACAGGCGGGACAATTAGCGGGGCTACAACAATTTCAGCTAATTTGTCGATGAATAACAATCGAATTGAAAATGTTGCAAATCCTATCTCATCTAATCAAGTCGCTACTAAAGAATATGTTGATTTAGCCAATAGTGCGGGAGGTACGCCTACAATCTTGGCCAATACCATTACTTCAACTGAATTGTCAAAGGTTGCTGGAACAGAGGCCGTAACTACAGCTACTATAAGGGATTTAAATGTAACCGAAGGTAAACTAGCTACTGATTCTGTTACTAATACAAAATTAGCCGATGGTTCTGTTACTACAGCCAAACTTGGAGCTGGTTTAACTATTAATTTTGCTGGAAATTCAATTCGGTGTGCTGATGATGGAACGACTAATCCTTTATGGGAATCAACTACAACTTCTACTTCAAACAATTTAAATTTTAGACGGCCAGTAACTACAAATTCAATTAGAGCTTTAGCCGTAACAACAGCTAAAATAGCAGATTTAAATGTAACCGCAGGTAAATTAGCTACTGATGCTGTTACTACTGACAAGATTCTTAATCTAAACGTAACTGGAGCTAAAATTGCTGATTCAACTATAACTTCTGGTAAGCTTTTAACTTCTGGATTAAGTTTTTCATCCGTTGGGGCTTTGACTGCTCAAGCAACAAGTGTTGCATCTTTAGCTTCAAGTGGAGATATTTCTGCTCCTTCATGGACTAACCATAAATTAACAAATAATTGGTCTAATTTAGACCCAAACAACGATTTTACTAGCGGGTTTTCATTAGAATACGCTCCTTTTTATGCAAGCGGGGTATTACAGACCGCTTCCCCGCCTTTTGTTCGTCGTATCAAAGCCAACCCCTATCCTTATAGAATAGTCATAGCTCATAGGCATTGGAATCAAGTAAATGCTATTGTAAATCAAACATGGGAAACTAGAAAATTCAATATAGTTGAGTTTAATAATACTAACTTTTTTACATTAAATAGTAATGGCTCAGTAACTTTTGACGGGGCTTTGTCTGCGGGAACTTGGCTAGTGGAAGGATTTATGCAGTTTGGCTGGACTTCTGCCAGCGGTTCTTTGCATGGATACAGCCGAGTTGCTGGGCCTGGGTTTGCAAAAACTTTTAATACTAGTACGGAAACAGAAACAAATGCTGGTTATACTTCGTCAGAAATAGGATTAATTCATGGCACTTCTTGTTTCTCTAGTGGCTCTAATACCACAGACCCCAAAAGTTTTTTTAGTGGTGTTATTTATATTCCTTCTGGAACTATTATAACACTTAAAGTTCAACATTATACTGCTTTTGCTGGAGCACCTGCCACAGCATCCGTAGGCTATAGGTCTACTGGATATGGTGGGGCTAGTCCATTTACTTCGTTGACTAATCAACATTCTTTTGCGATGACTACTTTTACAAAAATTGGCGAAAATCAATCACCATGAGCGAGGAACTACATCGTGATATAGGCCGAATTGAAGGCAAGATTGACTCTATTTTAGCTAATCAAGACGAGTTTAGGTACACTTTTGAAAAACACGACTCTCGCTTGAACAAGCTGGAAGGCTCGCAAATGAAGGCTATGGGGGCGTTTGGTGTTCTCGTATTTGGGTTGAACTGGGTGTGGGATTACTTTAAAAATAAACTATGAGTGACGCAGATGAAGTTTCAAAGATCATGGAGGAGCTTCACATTGAGCTTGCCAATGAGTTTCTGCGTAGGGTCAAGATGGGCGATGCAACCCCAGCAGACCTAAACGGGGCTAGGCAATTCTTAAGGGATAACGGGATTGATGCGGTTGCGTTGCGTGGCTCGCCTCTTCAGAAACTAGCTATGGTACTGCCTTTTGAAGAACAACAACTAATAGAGGCTCCATTAAAGACTTTCAGCTTGCCAGCACCCGAACAAGTAGATAAGGCTGTATCTCTATGAAAGCAAGGGATTACAAGAAAGAATACAGGGAGTATCAAGGCCACCCCTTGCAAATTAAGCACAGGGCTAAACGCAACTCCGCAAGGAGAATGATGATTCGTAAGCACGGCAAGTCAAAACTTAAGGGTAAGGACATTGACCATAAAGACGGCAACCCAATGAACAACTCCAACGGGAACCTACGCATTACTTCTATTCGATACAACCGAGCCAAGCACTAGGCTCAATAAAACACAAGGCGGGTAAATGCAACTAGACCCTAGATTACAGGACTTTCGTAACTTTCTATTCATGGCTTGGAGCCATTTAGGTCTTCCTGCTCCCACAAAGGTTCAGTACCAGATCGCTGAGTACCTACAGCACGGGCCAAAGCGTTGCGTCATCCAAGCCTTTCGAGGCTGTGGTAAAAGCTATGTATCCGCTGGCTATGTCCTATGGAGGCTTCTTCTTGACCCCAAGCTAAACTTCTTAGTTGTGTCAGCCAGCAAAAGCCGTTCTGATGATTTCTCTACTTTCTGCTTGCGTCTACTAAGCGAGATGCCTCTGCTAGAACACCTAAAGCCTACTGAGGAACAGCGGTGCTCCAAGGTAGCCTTTGACATCAATGGTGCTCCAGCTTCACAGGCTCCTAGCGTAAAGAGCATTGGTATCACAGGTCAGATTACAGGTAGCCGAGCAGATGTAATTATTGCCGATGACGTTGAGGTTCTTAACAACTCCGCAACCGAGGGGATGCGTCACAAGCTGTCGGAAACCATTAAAGAGTTTGATGCGGTTATTAAGCCTCTTACAACCAGCAAAGTAATCTATCTAGGCACACCACAAAGCTACAACAGCATATACAAGATGCTTCCAGAGCGGGGGTTTAAAACTTGTGTTTGGCCTAGCAGGTTCCCTAGCGAAAGCGAGCGAATAGCTTACGGAGATTCTTTTTCAGTTGACTTGCGAGATGAACTGCATAACGACCCCACACTTCTAGGTAAGCCTACAGACCCCCAAAGGTTCAGCGAAGCAGACCTTATGGAGCGTCAAGCTAGTTATGGTCGCTCTGGGTTTGCCTTGCAGTTTCAGCTAAACACAAGCCTATCCGACCAGAACAGATACCCCCTTAAACTCTCCGACTTGATTGTGATGACCCTTAATCCAGACATGGGGCCACAGAAGGCTGTATGGGCATCTAGTCCAGAGCTTGCTTGGAACGAGTTACCCAATGTCGGCCTTAACGGAGACAGGTTTTACAGGCCAATGAGTGTTGTAGAGCCTTGGGTCAAGTACGATGGCTGTTGCATGAGCATAGACCCCTCTGGAAAGGGCAGGGATGAAACAGCCTATGCGGTGGTCAAGATGCTTCACGGACAGCTATTCTTGGCCGAAATAGGAGGCTTAATGGAGGGTTATAGCCCTAAAAGCCTAGAGACGCTGGCTGAAGTCGCCAAGAAGCATGGTGTAAACTCTGTAATCATCGAAGAGAACTTTGGTGGAGGTATGTTTACCAGCCTTATCAAGCCTGTATTCGCCCGTATACACCCGTGCAACATAGAGGAAGTCAGACACAGCAAGCAGAAGGAAGCCCGTATTATTGATGTCTTGGAGCCTGTTATGAGTAGCCATAAGCTTATTGTTGACTCTGATCTAGTACGAAAGGACTATGCCGATTGTGATGTGCGTGGCTTAGACACAGCCCTTAAGTACAGCTTGTTCTACCAGATGAGCCGTATCACAAGGGATAGGGGTGCTTTGTCAAACGATGATCGACTTGATGCTTTAGCGATGGCTGTGCAGTACTGGGTAGAGCAAATGGGTAGAGATACTGATTTAGCTTTAGTTGAACAAAAAGATCGACTTTTAGATGATGAGTTGGCTAAGTTTGCAGACAGCGTTTTTGGAAGAAAGCGCAAACAACAAACTTGGATGAATGTATAAAGTTATGTCAGATTGGACTCTTAACAGATCAACAATGAAATGGGAACGCCCTGCTCCTTCCTTTAGTGCTCCCTTACCCACCCCCACTAAAGCTACTACTCAGCCACAGGTCGCAGAAAAAGCTCCCACAATGCCTCAGAATGAGCCTACAATGGCCTTCAAAATGAACTTAAACAGCAACCAAGTCGATTCCCTTACAGGCATCATCCGTGATTCCGCTAAAGCTATTATGAGTGCAGAGGGAGTCTCTACCACCCAATCTGGCCGTAAAGAGACCTATGGCTTCCGAGAAGGAAATCCAGGTTATCAAGAAGTTAGTCAAGCTGTACAGAAGTTTGGAGCTAACAGCGAACAGGCTACCAATGCTGTAGCTGGTCAGCTTTCTTCAAAGCTAAAGGTCGTAGGGTTACCCAATGTCAAAGACGCTGGCATGATTGGAGCCATTATGTCTGTTGCACACATGAGGGGTGATTCGGGTGCTAGAGCCATCCTTAACTCTGTTGGTACAAGCTCTGACAAGATTGAGTACAGCCGTAAGGACATCACCCCAAAAGCTCTTACTGCCCTCAATGGGATGAGTGCTGGGGAGTTCCACACCAAGCTTAGGCAAGCTAGAGAGCTTTACGACAAGACCCACTACTGGAATAGGACAGACAGCATAAAGATGCCCAATGGCAACACACAAACAGGCAGGTGGGGCGACCTCTTTGGTAAGGGTCTTATCAACCGATACAATGATGAATATAAGACTTTTAGTAGGCTTTCTGGTGGCTCCCCTACGGGGTAACACTAAAAAAGAACAAGCCTAGACTTAAGTTGTTGTTAGTTAATAGTTTATAGTTTTCCCTTATGGGAATTGTCTGTATAGTAGAGGAGACGCTCTGATTCTCCTTACTTAAATGAGTCTTAAGGGGGTCTAGTTTAAGGTTACTTTATGGGGGAAAGGGGGTGTCTTATTAATCATATATTAGAATAATGAGATTAATCATATGTATAGATTACTCTAAAATAGTAACATGACTTTAATCATATATATAGATTTCTATAAAATAGTAAAAAGTAATAACCTATTCTAAACTTCAATAATAACACTTACATAACCAATGTATGATATATGTACTTTACAAAATGAATAAAATTCTTTAGAAAACTCTATATGAAAAAAGGACTCTATTACAACATGAACAGACGCAAGAAGCTTGGCATCAGCCGTAGCAAAAAGAACTCTACGATTGACCTTAAGATTTATAAGAAGATGAAAAACAAGTCTGGTGGGTTTGCAGAAGGCAAGTGAAGATCGGCCCGTTGGAGTTTGAGGTCGTAGAGTACGACTCCACTTCAGCTTACAAAAAGCTAATGGGGAAAGAAGGTTCCTCTGATATGTTCGGCATATGCCAGACCTATCCAAAGACACAGATTCTTATTAACAGCCTTCAAGACCCACAGAGCAAGCAACTTACTTTGCTACATGAGGTACTAGAAGCCATAAACTTTCTTTACGAGGTCAAGCTGTCAGAACGGGACATCAAGACGCTTGAAGCAACACTAGGACAGGTGCTTAAGGATAACCCTAGCTTTACTAAGGGGTTTATTACTTAATCGACTTCCAGACCGCATAATCCACATCTAGCTTAACCGACCAGCACATAAGCTTATTGTAGAGCCTGTACCCGTAGCCATACCGAAGGCTAGTACGGCTTACAAGGTCACCTAGATGGTACAGAAGCCAAGATAAAGCAGTACACATACTACCTAGAGCCACTACTAAAGTAGTCACTACCGACCTTAGTTGTATAGGTACGAGGCCCATAATAGCTGTCGCCCTGCTTAATGGTAATTCCACCAGCACCAAAGTAGGTGTCACGAACCTTAGTGACAATTCCTGTGCCTGTATAGGCTGTGTTATTGACGATTGTAGTCGTCCCTCTGGACTGATGGGAGACCCCTAAGAACTCAGACCAGTTATCTTCAGCTTGTAAGGTTGCGGTTAGGAAGGTTAGAGCCAGTAATAGTGTTTTCATACGGATAGAATACTAGGTACAAACGGGTTTGTAAAGGGGTGCTGTAAGTTAGAAGGGTGGCTTATAGTGGCTATAAGGGCTTCTTTTTGTTTATAGGCAGTAATTTAAGGGGGATATACAACGTATAATAGGGAGGGATGGGGGATGCCATAGGGGTGTCGTAGGGGTCATTTGGAGGCATTGAGCATGGACAAGGGTTTCTATTGCATACCAAAGGGTTAATAGGGATTGATTGAAGTTGGCAAAGGTTGGCTATAAGAGAGAAGGTCTTTTAGTGGGGTTGTTTAATGCTCTTGTTAGGGGGGCATAAGATTTTGGTGAAAAAATCTGAGAGAGTATTACGTGAATTACTGGTGCGTTTTCCCCCCCTATGGGTCTGGCCGTTTTTTTTGCCCGTAAAATTTTGCTAGTAATCGCTATCATCTGACCACGTTGCACGATGGACGCAACCGAGAACAAGACGGGCAAGGAACGGGCAAGCGGGACAGGCAGTAGCAGGGCAGCAAAGACATTAGGAATGTTTACACCTGCATGCAACCAACCCAAACGCCATCCCGACCCCAGAACCAGAAGCGCAGCCCATTCGCCTATGGTGCAACGGGAGCAAATGCAACGCCGAGTTATGTTTTTCATGTTTTTTTTGTATACCTTGTAAGCATTTCAACCGACCCCAAAAAACTCCTGGCTATTATCAAACCTAATGCCGACCAGTAGCCCAGCCACTATCATTCCTCTATCATCTTTTTATCTTGCCAAAAACCCAAATCCACAAGGTGAGCCGTAAACACCCCTAGAAACGCTCTTTCACTCTTCCCGCTGTCCTCTATCCAGAAAGCCACTAAGAATCTTTTTAGTAAAGGCACGAAATATCCCTTGACACACTTGCTCTTCCCGTATAGCTTGGAGGGATGGAAACACACAACGAAACTTGGACGCTGGTTGCCTTTGGGATTCTCTGCCTTGTGGCAGGATTTTTCTGGGGCGGTCTTTACGTCCTAACAAACCGAAAGAAATAAACACACTATGAAAAAAACACTATTCAAGAAGGCAATCCGCTGGGGTGGCTTGGACATATCCAAATATCCTACGCCGTTAAAGATGAGCGTGGGTAGACATATGCGAAATATGGCCGAGGCTAACCGCTTCGACTCCACCGATTATCCTAGCGCAATCCCAACCGCACACATCCCGAACTTTCAACGGGCTGGGGCTTGGCTCTGGTCTGCTATGCAAGAGAAGCGGAAAGTTTATCGCCCCCTAGTTTCGGTAATGAAACGGGAGATAAGTATTCGCCAACTACTAGACATAGAATCCCACAAGGGAGAGTTTGTAGGGGTAGAGATAGAGTTTTATATGCCCCGCACCAACAATGAAACGGCACAGCTTAAGGCTCGTTTCGTGGACATATGCCAAGATGGATCCATATGCCCTCCGAATGGAATGAGAGGCTTAGAGGCTCGGCTGGTATATGTTCGAGGAGTTAGTGAGAACCGCCTAGACTCATTCTGTGAAAAACTATCACTATCACAGGCACAGGTGAATCGCTCCTGCGGTCTGCACCTTCACCTTGACCAGAGAAACGTAAGCCGTGCAACAGCTTGGAGGAGATACCATCGCCTCGTGGGGTCTTTAAATTGGCTCAAATTAGCCGTCCCGCCGTCCCGCCTTGGTAACACCTACTGCAAATTAAACGAACTTGGAACCAACCCCGAGAACTACGATAGGTACATGGCAATAAACTGGGAGGCCTATCGGGAGCACGGCACAATTGAAATCCGTTTATTAAACGGGACAACATCAGCCGATAAAATTAAACATTGGGTTTCCCTCTGCATTGGAGCAAGCCGAAACACTCTTCCCACGATTGAAGCGATGATGAATTGCCCCGAAATCCCACGGGAAGCAAAAGAATGGTTCATGGCTCGTAAACGCAAGTTTTATCCCTCCAATCAATCGGGGATGAATCAAGAAGGCTCAGAAGATTAAACACAACCAACCAAGAAAGAAAAAAAACACATGTGCATCGCAATACTAAAAACTAAAAACGCAAAGATCAGCCGAAAGCATCTTGAAAACTCTGCCGAAAGTAATCCCGACGGGTTCGGGGTGGCTTGGACGGATGGCCAAAAACTACGCACCTTTAAAACTATGAAAGCGGGCGAATGGATTGACAAGGTGATGAGCTTGGAGAAATCCATCGCTATCATTCACGCCCGAATCACAACGCACGGAGCAACCGACTTGGAGAACTGCCACCCTTTCAGAGTGTCGAAAGGTCTGGCCTTTATTCATAACGGATGCTTGCCAATATCCACAGCCGACAAGCCGACACGCTCGGACACTTGGCATTTTAATCAAAAGGTGATGCAACCACTAGTGAGGGACACGGGAGGAATCACCGCCCCACTTGTCGAAATGCTTCACGAGTATTCCAAAGGCTCCAAGCTTTGTTTCCTAAACTATACTGGAAAGTTCATCATCATAAATGAATCCGCTGGGCATTGGGCTGGTGGGGTCTGGTACTCAAACGCATCCTACAAAAACTCTACCGACTGGTGGAAATGTGGTGGCTACTCGCTCCCGCCTATATCATCCTACGGACGCTCTCCCGTGAAGATTGAAAAGGATTCTGGGGGAGCCGTACCGCTTGACGACGACGACACAATCGAGCGTATGATCGAGGAGGACGCAATCAAGAAATGGGAACAGCGAGCCTTTCACAATGAGGACGTGGGGGAGTTATTTGAATGACACCGCCAAGACTAGAAAGCCTCTGGGATGGTGTGAAGGTCTTAATCGTAGCGTGTTGGCTCTTCCTCGGGCTGATTGGCTACTTAAAAAACCAAAGCGATGACGGCGAGTAGCGACTAGGCAAAACCTAATGCAACCAACGGGGAGTGGGTTCAAATCCTGCCCCCGTTTTTTTGTGCCAAAATCCAAACCGAAAACCCAAAAGAAACACCACCCCTAGTGGCCTAGCCAAAATCGCAACACCACCCCTTGTGGTAAAACCGCCAAAAAATCCCCCATACTTACTCTGAAAGGAATATAAAAAATATATATATTAAATATGATATATAAAAATACTACTTATTTACGAAGTAAATAGAAGATAATCTGTATATATGATAGTTATATATGATAGTAAATTATGATAGTGGGCCACGTTGGGCTGGCAATTACCTGTACGTTTTACCCGTGCGTTTATAAGATACGCTTATACTTTTCAAAGAGAGTGTTTTTCCCTTTGCTTTAATTACCTGTGCGTTTATATTCAGCAGATATGAAACACATAGCGATAACCAAAGATAACTATTACAACCTGCGATTGCTTTACGACAACAGCATTTGCGAGGGAAAGAAACCAACCGATGTCGTCAACTGGAAAGGTAATGAGATTCTAGTTGGGTACTTAAAGTATGTAGTTGAATACATGAAAGGAATCGTACTTTGAACGGCTCCATTCAATCAACGGGTGATTCATTCGGAGTGTCATTCACAACCAAAGGCAAGCGTATACGCAGACGTTTTGGTTCGATGACGCAAGCCGAGGGTTACCTAATGGACTTACGCAGGGCTTCCATAGCTGGTAAGCCTTTGCCCGAAACCGAAAGCAACCTTATAACTTGGAAAGAACTTAAAGACCAGACACTCGCTTTGGTTTGGAAGGGAGCTAAAAGCGAGAACACAAGTCGCCTCAACACAGACCATATCGTGCGTTACTTCGGTAGTTGCACACCCGTAGCTCACTTCACCCAAGGAGACCTAGACAACTGGGTAGTATCCTTAAAGACGCTAGGTAACTCTGACGGGACTATTAACCGCAAGATGTCTTGCTTGAGCAGGATGTTACGCTTCGCCTTGCAACGGGGCTACATCAGCCATAGGTTCCACTTTCCAATCAAGAAGGAAAGCAAAGGTAGAATCCGCTTCATAACTCAAGAGGAAGAAGCAGTCATCCTTGAGAAGGCAAGCGACAAGCTAAAGCCTTTGTTCACCTTTTTGCTCTACACAGGGGCAAGAGTTGGGGAAGCCTTGAAGCTGAGTTGGGTTGACTTAAACTGGACTAACAAGGTGGTCACGTTCTGGGACACCAAGAGCGGTGAGAGCAGAACAATCCCTATGACCCTTAAGGTGCTTAAGACTATGAGGGAGTTGACAAGAAACGGACTTGACGGCCCGTTTAGTGACATCAAGCAGTTCACAATCAACAGGACTTGGACAAGCATAAGAGACCAGATGAACTTAACTGCTGACAAAGAGTTTGTTCCTCACGCTCTTAGACATACTTGTGCAAGCAGGTTAATACAGCGGGGTGTACCGATTGTAGTTGTCAAAGAGTGGCTCGGGCATAAAACAATTCAGATGACCATGAGGTACGCACACCTAGCTCCTACAAACCTGCTGGAAGCAGTCGGGGCGTTGGAGGATTAACATGGACAACCCTAAACCAGATGCAAAACCCTATACTTATGTGGAACGTACCGAAGCCCAAAAAGAGTGGGACAAAGAGATTGGTGAACAATGCAAGTGGGATGAATACATCTCTAACAAGCTTGAGCGAGAAGATACGGAGAATCGTAGTGATGATGAAGAAGAGTCATGAAACAACTAAACGCAATAACAACGGAGGTAGATTACATGAAAATTGAAGCACACAGGAGGCTTGAATGGCAGGAAGAACTGCTTGACCTAGCCGTAGTAAACTTAAAGAAGATGAATACGGGATTACCAACTGGATTCTGGAAAGACCTACAAACAATCTGTACCCAAGTAGAATCAGCCAGATTGATTGGTAGGGAGACGATTAACAGGCTTAAAGGAGCCGTTGCACCATGATTACTAATTGTACTGACCAAAAAGCTAGTCCTATTGCTATTGAGAACCTATTAAACAGGCTCAAGGCTTGCCCAAATGTAAGCACATGGGTTGTACCCGCTGGGTTCTCCATATGGAAAGCCCAGAAGCAACCTAGAATGGTGCAGGTAGTAGGAGATAACAGCGAGATTAACGGAAGAATAAAGCGAACCTTCATGGAGCTAGGGTGGTCGGTTCTGGAGAGGGAGATGTCGTAATGATACGGACACTAAATGATATTACCATTTATACCCTTCTTATCCTTTTTGGGATTATAGGGTTATGTTTAGGCTTATTGATACTATCGTTTGCTCTATGGGCTGGAGAGAGGCTTATTGAAACTATAAAAGACAAGCTAGAATATATGAGGTTAAACAGGTGGTAAAGACTCATAAATTCTTAAAGCAACTCACAGATTCTTATGGACGCTTTATACAGAAGTGGGGAGTCTTTGAGCAAATCCTTGAAACAGGCTTCTTTAAACCACGCATATATGAACGCTTACTCAAATCCTTTGACACCCTACAGGAAGCCAACAGGTACTTAAGTAAATGAAAACCTTTGAAGTACCATTTAGAGATGTTTATTACATGAGTCATGGTGATGAAGACACAGCCCAATACATCAATGGGGTGGCTACCTTTGAGGTAGTTAAGGATAAGGAATGTCCCTTACGTTACATCGACTCCAATGATGTCTGGGCAAGTTCTCCGCTAGGTGCTTACCAAGTAGACACCGATTCAGATGAGCACAGGACGCTTGTTCGTGTAGCCGTTGAGGATGATGAGAAGGTATGGAAGTCGGCTAAAAAGATTGCTAAAACAAAGAAGCTAATTTGAGCTTAACGCAAACACAACTAGACCATAAGGCAGTATACGAAGCACAACTAAAGCGAGACAAGGCCAAGGCTAGGAATGTCTCTTCTGGTAGGGAGAGCTTATCTGGTGGTCAAGGCTTCTTGTTACGCCATTCAGTTGCATCCGTAGCTGAGACAATAGCCCTATGGATTGATAAGGCCCAGAATTCTCCTGGCCCCAAGCATAAATCGGTTGCTTTGATGGTGCAACTAAAGCCCTTGGAGCTTTCGGCTCTTACCTGCCGTGCCGTGTTGAATGGCATATCCACCCAGAGAGCCTTTGCCTCTGTAGCCTTTGAACTAGGTCGGCTTGTAGAGCATGAGGCAAGGCTAAAGGAAAGCCCCAGTAAAGAGTGGAACAGAATAAAGAGGAGGATGAAACTACGCAAGGGGCATAGACACAAGATGCAGTCGGCTTTCCGTGGGATGAGCAACAAGACTATATCTTGGGGTACGATTGAGAAGGCTTCAATAGGTGGTGTTCTCATTGAACTCTTTATCAAGAGCACAGGGCTTTGTGAGGTGGTGACCACAAGGACTAGTAAGACTAGGATGAACTACATTGTTGCAACAAAGTCCTGCTCCGAGTGGATGAAGGAGTTTGAGGGTACGGAGGTGCTACGGCCCCTTATGCTTCCAAGGGTAGAGGCGGGTTCTGACCCCAATGTATTCTGGGTTAAGTGCAGGTCGAAGAAGCAACAAGCCCTTTACAAGACACAGCCAGAAGTTGTACAGGATTGCGTACAGGCTATGCAACAGGTGGCTTGGAGGATTAATACGGATGTGCTCGAAGTGCTGGATACCTATTACAAGAACGGGCTAGAGATTGGTGGTGAGTCTGTAAACTGCCACAAGGAAATCATAAGAGAGAACTTGGATGCCCTTACACCAGAGCAAGCCAAGGACAGAATAAAGAGTATGTGGAGGTCGCATACCTACAATGTCTGGAACAGAGCCAGAGGCTACTTCATTACCCAACAGATTTTGATGGCCAAAGAACTTAAAGGCCAGCCCTATTATTTACCCGTGCAACTAGACTTCAGAGGTCGGGTGTATTACCTACCTACTCATATTGGGCCACAGAGGGATGACATCTCGAAAGCCTTGGGTGACTTTGATGAAGCCGTTCCTTTGACTGAGGAGGGCAAGTACTGGTTCAAGGTGGTGGGTAGTTCCCACTTTGGATGTGACAAGGTTAGCTATGAGGAGCGTGTAGCTTGGGCTGAATTGCATGATAGCGATATTAGAAAGGTCGTTGCTGACCCCTACGGGTGCAAGTGGTGGCATGAAGCAGACGAGCCTTGGCAGTTTCTTAGGTGGTGCTTTGCTTGGGTTAATGGAGCCGAAAGGTTCCCAGTATGTTTAGACGCTACAAGCAACGGGCTACAGATTTTATCCCTCCTTACAGGTGATGCAGAGACAGCCCTACTTACCAACGTATTGCCCAGCGATGTACCCCAAGACATCTATGGCCTCTTGGCTAGGAAGGTAGAACACTATCTATTGGGTACTCCAAGTGACATGGCTACCTTCTGGTTGCAACATGGGTGTAATAGGAAGCTGGTTAAGAGACCCGTAATGACCATCCCCTACGGAGTATCTAGGTATGGTATGTCCCAACAGCTAATAGAACAAACAGACTGCTCGCTAGTGCAGGGGTTGTTTCTTGCTGACTTAATAATCAAGGTGCTTGGTGAGATAGTGCAAGCCCCACAGGAAACTATGACTTGGTTGAAGCAACTGGCAAAGATACCAACAGACAACGGATGTCCTATGGTATGGTCTAGTCCTTCTGGCTTTCCAATATATCAACCTTACTTCGTGAGTAAAAGTAAGGCGGTCAAGTTGCGGATTGGTGACACCATTCGGTATATGAACTTAACCAACAAGATAACCAGCAAGCTCGACAGGGAAGCACAGATCAACAGCTTTGCTCCCAACTTCATTCACAGCCTCGATGCAAGTGTTGTTCATGTCTCCGTGCAGAGGATGAATAAGGCAAACATAAAAAGCCTCTTCACAATCCATGATTGTTTTGGTTGTCATGCAAGTCGTGTTCCTGCTATGAGGAAAGTTGTGGCAGAAACTATGAGGGACATATTTAAAAATCCTTTGCTCAAAGCTCTTAAGACCGAAGTAGCCTCATCTATTAGTTTACCTACTAACTTCATTTTAGAGCCTTTCTACGGCGGTTTTCCTATTGACCAGATAATCCACAGCTTGTACCTTATTAAATAATATGAATACAAAATACACATTCACAAGTGACGACGTAGAGCAGGGAGAATCTTATGGATTCCCAAAAGCTAAAACCACGATGGAGTTTGAAGCCAAGGATATTTTTGAAGTCCTCGAAGGCTTTCAGCAATTCCTAAAAGGTAGTGGCTTTGAACCTGCTGGCCGTCTTCAATTTGTGGACGACACAGATAATGATTCGCTTCAGCCGAACCTAACGGGGTTTGAATTGGATACCTTCGCAGGTAACAGCTAAAACACAACAACACAAAACACAGAAAGGTAAAAACACAAAATGGATAAGAAGTATAATCGTGTACGTTTGACCAGCCCTAAAGGTGTGGCGATGTACCCAAAACTAAACAGACCAGATACTAAATTCAATGAAGACGGGGTTTACTCTACGAAACTTTTAGTTTCTAAAGATGAAGCCACTTCATTCGTTCAGTCGGTAAAGCAACTCCTCAAAGAATACTACGAGGAGAATTGCAAACAGCAGAAGAAGACTAAACTCAAACTCGCAGACTACCCTTGGAAAGATAACGAGGATGGTGACAAGCTTGAGATTAACTTCAAACTGCCAGCTAAGATCAAGATGAAGAATGGGGAGAGCATTGAAATGCGACCTGCCCTGTTCGACAGCAAAGGTGCTCCTTGTGACAAGCTGATTGGAGGAGGCTCAGTAATCAAGATTGGTTGCGAAGCTAGTCCTTGGTTTGTTCCTGCATTGGGAGTCGGGGTTACCCTTCGTCTCCGTGCAGTACAAGTAATCGACCTCAAAGAGCCCTCTGCTGGTGGCTCTAGCTTTGAGAGCTTTGGCTTCTCTTCAGAAGAAGAGGGCTTTGTAGCTCAAGGTGAAACATTCCCAGAACTAAATCAACCCAAGGAGTCCTCAAGTGTACCGAGCAAAACGCCCGAACTACCAGAGGACTTCTAAATATAGAAGCGGTCTCGAAATCCAGATTGCGTCCCAGCTTGAAAAGGCTGGGGTGCAGTTTGGGTACGAAACCATGCGACTAAAATATCAAAGAATATGCCATTACATTCCAGACTTCATACTTCCAAACGGCGTGATAATCGAGGGAAAGGGGTGGTTCACTCCGCAGGACAGGAGCAAGTTGCTTCTGCTGAAGAAACAAGACCCAAGCTTAGACGTTCGATTGGTTTTTTCCAAGTCTTCAGCTCGTCTGAGCAAAAAGTCCCAGACCACCTACGGGGAGTGGTCAACGACAAACGGGTTCCTCTGGAGTGAAAAAGTAATTCCAAAAGAATGGCTGATTTTTTAAGACATACGGAGTGTAGTAAGTGCGGGTCTTCAGACGCTCGAGCCGAGTATGCTGATGGTTCCGCTTACTGCTTCTCCTGTACTGCATATTCTAAGAGTGACGGGGAAATAAAGGAGAAACCAAACATTTATATGGCTAACTTAATAGAGGGTAGTGTTACTGCTTTGACTAAACGCAATATCCACATGGAGACTTGCCAGAAATTCAACTACAAGGTGGGAGACTTCAACGGGAAGCCTGTTCAGATTGCTGAGTATTGGGATAAAGAAGGAAACCCAGTAGCCCAGAAGCTTAGGTTCCCTAACAAGGACTTTATGATTCTTGGGGATGCCTCCGAGATGACCTTGTTTGGACAGCATCTATTTAGGGACGGGGGTAAGATGCTTGTGATTACTGAAGGGGAGATTGATTGCCTTTCTGTATCGCAAGCTCAAGGCAACAAGTGGCCTGTAGTATCCATTCCTACTGGAGCACCATCAGCTACCAAGGCCCTGCGTAAGAACATAGATTGGGTAGAGAAGTTTGAGAAGGTCGTGTTCATGTTCGACATGGATGAAGCAGGTAAGAAAGCCTCAAAGGAGTGTGCTTCACTACTCAGTCCAGGAAAAGCTAGGATTGCTACGTTGCAGATGAAGGATGCTAATGAACTGCTTGTTGCTGGCAGGGGGCCAGAGATTATAGATGCTATTTGGGGAGCTAAAGAGTTCAGACCCGATGGTATTGTAGGGGGCAACGAGCTTTGGGATTACATAACCAAGGTTGACCTAGAAGAATCTGTATCTTACCCATACGCAGGTGTTTCTGCTATGACTCACGGCTTGCGTAAGGGCGAGTTAGTAACCATTTGTGCTGGTTCTGGCATAGGCAAGAGCCAGTTCTGTAGGGAGATTGCTCATTGGCTTCTACGCAACAACAAGACCATTGGATACATAGCCCTTGAGGAGTCAGTAAGGCGTACAGCATTGGGCATCCTTGCGATTGAGGCCAGTAAGCCGTTGCACCTAAAACCCGACAGCATAACCCAAGATGAACTGAAGACCCTGTTCAATGGTACGATTAGCCAGAAGTTCTTCACCTATGATCACTTTGGTTCCTTGGATTCGGACAACCTGCTCAACAGAGTAAGGTACATGGCTAGGGGTTGTGGTTGTGAGTACATCGTACTCGACCACTTGAGTATTGTTGTCTCTGGCATGGGTGATGGAGATGAGCGAAGGCTTATCGACAACACAATGACCAAGCTCCGTAGCCTTGTGGAAGAACTTAAGATTGGGATGATTCTTGTGTCCCATCTTAAGCGTCCAGAAGGCAGGGGGCATGAAGATGGTGCAACCACAAGCCTTTCACAGCTTCGAGGCTCGGCTGGTATTGCCCAGCTTTCAGACATAGTGATTGGCTTAGAGAGAGACCAACAAGCCGAAGGTAACGACAGGAACATAACGAGTGTCCGTATTCTCAAGAATAGGTTTACTGGAGAGACGGGGATTAGTTGTCGCCTTGAGTACAGCAAGGAAACAGGCCGTCTCAAAGAGATTGCCATACCAGATTCAGAGATAGAAGTACCAGAAGAACTGGAATAAGGAAAACAAAACACAACTTGAAAACACTTATATTTGATGTCGAATCAGACCACCTAGTAGAAAAGACCACCAAGATACATTGTCTTGTTATTACAGACATGGATACTGGTATAACCACTAGGTATAACCAACAGCCAAACGGCAACCCAGTTGAGCTAGGTATTAAGGAGCTAGAGAAGGCATACAAGATTATCGGACACAACATCATTGGGTTTGACATACTTGTGATTAAGAAGCTCTATAGCTGGTTTACACCGCCAAAGATGATAGAGGATACTTTGGTAATGACTCGGCTTATCTGGCCAGACCTAAAGGAGAATGATTTCTCTAGGTTAAACGATGGCTTCCCTAAAGAGATGATTGGTTCCCATTCCCTTAAGGCTTGGGGCATACGCATTGGCTTACACAAAGGAGACTTCAAGGAGAGTAATGACTTTGAAGTATGGACACCTGCTATGGAGGATTACTGCGTACAGGATGTAGCCGTTACCCTGCAACTCTATAGGCTTATCCAGAGTAAGAACCCATCAAAGACAAGTGTACAACTGGAACACGATTTTGCCCAGATAATGCAGAACCAAGAAGCTTATGGTTTTAAGTTTGACAATACGAAGGCCGAGGGGCTATGTGCCTTGCTTCAGAAGAAGAGGGCAGAGATTGAAGCGAATATGCAAGCCGTCTTTCCTCCAGCAGAGGAAGAAATGAAATCGAACTTGTGGGCTACCCAAGATGGTAAAGAATGGGTAACCAAGAAACAAGCAGTAGAGGCTGGCTACAAAGCAAAGGATATAGTTAAAGGTGCGAAGAAAAAGAAAATCATCCCGTTCAACGCAGGAAGTAGAGACCAGATCGCCAACCGCTTCATCGCAAAGGGCTGGAAACCGCAAGAGTTTACACCAGATGGAAAGCCCAAAGTTGACGAGCAAGTGCTTACGGCTCTTGAAAAGCTGGGATTTGCAGAGGCCAAACCCCTCCTAGAGTATTTACTTGTATCTAAACGGCTTGGACAACTAGCAGAGGGCAAAGAGGCGTGGATGAAGCTGGTTAAGCAAGACGGGCGTATGCACGGCAGAGTGATTACTAATGGTGCTGTAACGGGTCGTTGCACCCACAGAAACCCTAACATGGCTCAAGTACCCAGAGTCGGCTCTGCTTATGGTGAGGAGTGCCGTAGCCTCTTTGTAGCTACAAATGGTTTTAAGCTTATTGGTGCAGATGCCAGCGGTATTGAGTTGCGTTGCTTGGCTCACTTCATGGCTCCTTATGACGGCGGGAGCTACGCCAAGGTGCTACTTGAAGGAGATATCCACACAGCCAACCAGCAAGCCTCTGGACTACCTACTCGAAACGATGCAAAGACCTTTATCTACGCCTTCTTGTACGGAGCAGGGCCAGCTAAGATCGGTAGCATCATTAACAAAGGCGAGAGGGAAGGCCGTAAGATTATTGACCAGTTTCAAACCAAGCTCCCAGCCATTAAGAGACTTAAGGATGCAGTAGAGCTAGCGGTAAACCAGAGGGGTTACTTGATCGGTCTGGATGGCAGACACCTCCCTGTTCGCTCTGCTCACGCCTCCTTGAATGTCCTTCTTCAGTCGGCAGGGGCTTTGATTATGAAGAGGGCAACCATTAATTTAGTTAGGTTGCTGAAGGAGCAAGGCTATGAGTTTGGTAAGGACTACGGGATTGTTGCACATATCCATGATGAACTGCAGATTGAGGCTAAGTGTGGAATTGAGGAGGCAGTCGGCAGAATTGCAGTAACCTCCATAAGACAAGCTGGGCTTGATTTTAAGTTCCGATGCCCACTTGACGGGGAGTTTAAAACTGGCTTTAATTGGGCAGAGACCCATTGAGTGAAGCGAACTAATGAAACCGAACTGGCTTATCTTGCAGGTTATTTTGACGGAGAAGGTTGCATCTTTATATCAAAAAGGGGTTCAAGAGTTGTTGGTATTAAATCGTGTTATCCCAAAGTTGTTCAGCGTTTTCATTACCTTTATGGAGGCAGGTGCGATAAGGGTCTTCAAAAGAGTCATCAATTACAATGGAGGCATTTCTTTTATTTTCGGATATGCGGAGAACAAGCCGTTGCTGTTATCAGAAGCATATACCCGTTTATGCGTGAAAAGAAGGAGCAAGCTAGATTGTTTCTTAAACACAGCACCTCAAAGGATGCTTATACTAAAGCCCAATATGCTATGCAAATTAAGAGCTTGAAAAAGGTACGATACTAAAATTATGAAAAACACAAAAAACACACTACTAATAGACGGCGATTGGCTTGCCTTCTGGCATACCATTACCAATGAATACCCCTGTGATTGGGGCAACGATATGTGGACTCTCCACGGAGATGTCAAAACAGCTACGCAGACCATTACTGCGTTCCTTGTAGACCTAAAGGAAGAGCTAAAGGCTGATACAATGAAAGTAGCTCTTTCAGATAAGGAGAACTGGAGAAAGAAAATCCTACCTACCTACAAGGAAAGCAGGAAGAAGCTAAGGAAACCCCTGTTGTACCCTAAGGTTAGGGAGTGGCTGGTTTCAGAGTATGGGGCTGAGATGCAACCAACCCTAGAAGCTGACGATATTCTAGGTATTTGGGCTACAGAGCTTGAGGGCAAGGCTATTATTGTAGGCGAGGATAAAGACTTCAAACAGCTACCAGCAAGCCACTACAACCCCCACAAGGCTGAACAAGGGGTCATTGAGGTCTCTAAAGAACAAGCTGATTGGTGGCATCTATTCCAAGCCCTTACGGGTGACCAAACAGACGGCTATACTGGATTGGTCGGATGTGGCCCCAAGACCGCTGAAAAGATTCTCGGGCCTGTAGGCTCGGTAGGACTCTGGGATAAGGTAGTTAAAGCCTACGATAAAGAAGGACTACCAGAACACGAAGCCTTGGTTCAAGCTAGGGTTTCCCGTATATTGAGAACAGGTGAGTACAAGAACAATGAGGTAATACTATGGCAACCTTGAGTGTATACATAAGCGGAGCGATGACGGGGCTACCAGACTGCAACTACCCCGCCTTTCACGCTAAAGCTACTGAATTGCGAGCCAAAGGCTATGTAGTTCGCAACCCAGCAGAGAACTTTGATGGGGATACAACCCTACCAAGGTATATGTATCTAAAAGAAGATATTAAGAATCTCTTAAGCTCTGATCGTATTGTGTTTTTGGCTGGCTTTGAGAAAAGTGCTGGAGCACTCCTGGAGGCTTTGGTTGCACGGGAATGTAATATCTTGACACTAGGAGAACACGAATGAGTGATGTAGTTGTTAAAGACTCGGGTAAACGACAGAACTTTGATACTGGTTCTGTTAGGGACACCAACGAGAATAAGGGTCGGTTTGACCTGCTCCCACCCTACGCCCTGTTTATGTGGGCTAGACAGCTTGAAGAGGGGGCTAAGAAATATGATTCACGCAACTGGGAAAAAGGCCAGCCATTGAGTCGTTATGCTAATTCTGCGTTGCGTCATTTAACAAAACATCTTGCAGGAATGAGAGATGAAAGGCATGATGTAGCTTGTCTCTGGAACATTGGAGCGATGATAGAGACAAAACATAGGATTGACAAGGGGTTGTTGCCAAAGGAGTTGGATGACCTACCTACAACAGATAATGGATGGAATTAAATATGATTACAAAAGCAAAAAATAATGTTGACGAGTTTCCAAAAGTACCTAAGACATTACTAGATGCCCTCGACACTATGGTTCCAGAAAGATGTCCAGATTCTAGTGAATCTGATCGTGATATTTGGCTTTACAGCGGTCAGAGGCATCTTGTAAGGTTCTTGAAACAAAGATTTGAAGAACAAACAGAAAAGGAAGTGAGAAAATAATATGTGTGCATTTGGAGGAGGAGGAGGATTTAAAGCACCACCACCCGCTCCGCCACCCCCTGTACCTCCCCCTGCTCCCGCACCAGTTGAAATGGCTTCTGGTGTAGCCACTCCCGAACTTAAAAAGAAACAAGTTGCCTCTCGTCGTAGAGGAAGGTCATCTTTGGTTATTGACTCTAATGCTGGTGTTGAATATGGTGCTAATGTACCATCTTAAGGAGAATATAAAAAATGATTAATTATGAAGCTCTTGGTAAATATGGCGTTGAATACATAACTAATACTACTCCATCTGCAGTAGGTAAAAACTATTGTTCAATCACCATGCTTGAAGATACTACATTCACAACATTAACCGCAACAAACTGGTCTGCTGGCACTACTGCTAGTATTTATACGACATCAGCAGTTACTTATCCTAAAGGGATAACCATTTTTGGTAAATTTACTGCTATTACTCTTCTTACTGGGAAAATTCTCGCCTATAAAGCTTTTTAATGTTACAGCCTAAATGGGTTTGTATTGCATTACTTTTAGGGTTGCTAGTAACTTCTTGCTCTGATAAAACAACACAGAGCGATGAAGAATACGAAACAAAATACCCAAATGTTCCGACAATGGGCGTTACAGACCCTAATTGGGGTAAATTTTAATTTATGAACTTTTTAGGATTAGAAACAGCTTTAGGAGCCTCTAGCACTATATATCGGCCAATTATTGCGGTACAGACAGCGGGAGTTGTAAACCAATTTATAAGCCAAATTATAGTTAGCGGTGCAGGAACGGCCACATCTAACGGAACATACACAAGAGCGTCTGGCGGGACTACGACTTTTACTGGGCCGAATGGAAACACAATAGGTTTAGAAGAAACCTACGGAGGACTATTTGCTTTTCAAATTTATGATGCTGTTGTTGCGGACACTACTTATACTATTGTAATTGATTATATTACAATTGCTTCTGTAGACCTTGCGGTTGGCGTGGCTCCAGTACCGACTACAACCACCTCATTAATTTCAGCAGGTTCTCCTGGTTTAGGCTTCCCAGTTGCCATCAACATTGGAAGAGCAACTACAAATATCTGGCAGGGGGATGGAACCTATTATATTGGACATTTGAGTAATGTAGCAGTAGGACAAAAAAGAACTTTTGAAAAACAAGGTATCTTTACAACTACTAGCGATGTTTCAGTTTATAATGCTTATGGTGATCGCAGTATATATGGTGAAGCAACTTTTATTAATGGTAAACATTATATTTCTTATGTAAATTACTATGCCAATCCAGCATGGATGAGTTATAATATAGGTCATTATTTGCTTATTGGATTGTGTACTTCAGTTAAGCACGCCGATGTTGATAACAATATGACAGAAGATTTTTCTGGATTTGGGTGGGTTGCTTGTTCTGTTTGGTCTGATTCTTCCATTGGGGATGGCACAGCGGGTGCTTATGTTGTAGCTACGAACCCATCAACAGATTATAACAATTTTCCTACTACTGGCTGGACTCCAGCAAACCCAATTATAACTAGCGTACCCACCAGTATTCCTGTAGCTACTACAAACACGATAAGTGTTGTTGATACTTTTTATGCCAACCAAACAATAACTCTAAATAAAGTTAGTAGCACAGAGTATTCAACTACAGCATACCCATTTGCTATGGGAGCAATTTATTGTGAATCAACTTCAACTGATGTTAATATAAATTATAATAAAATATCGGTTATCAAAATTGGCGACCATTGGATTTATAGGTATTTCGGCTCATATGTGTGTGGCACAACTATTAATACCAACGTAGACCCTACATCCGTAGTAGAAATTACCAACGGAGAAATCCCCTCAAATGGTTGGAGTCCAGCCCTATCAATTACTGCTGTCGAGCCTCCTGCTGGTATTCCTGTGGCGAGTACGAATACAATTATAGTTGTTGATACAAGTGGTTATGGATGGGATGGCAGTTACGAAAAAGAATCATCCACAATATATAGAAATGGAGCAAATTCATATGAGGTTATTAGTTGGAATGGATCTGGATGGCGTTTATATGATGAAGATTCTTCGGCACAAGTTTTCCCAGTTCCGCCATCAACTAATATAAATTACATCGCAACTACTGGCTGGCCTGCCCAAACACTCGCCGTACCCAGCGGGATTCCTGTAGCGAGTACGAACTCGATTTCTGTTAATGGTTTTGCTTTAAGCAAGCAATCAAGCATACTTTTCTTAGGCGAAGTAGTTATTGGCTATGAAGATTGTGGCAACGATCAAACTCGTGATTATGGGAATAAGGGACGATTAGAGTTTTCTGGTGGTAGCTGGTCATATAAATATGGGCCGTTTAGTCTTTGTCTGGAAACTTGGGATTTTACGACATACACAAATCCATCCACTAATGCCAATCTTATACCCATAACTGGCTGGTCACCCAGTCGAACCATCACCGCCCCTTAATAACCATATATCATAAGGTAATTAAAACAATATGAAAACAGCATCAGCCCTATACAGCGAACTAGAACTACAACGCAACCAATTCCTAGACAGGGCTAGAGACTCTTCAGAGCTAACCATTCCTACTCTTGTACCTCGTTCTGGTCATGGGCCTTCCTCTGAATACACTACTCCGTATCAAGGAATTGGGGCTAGAGGAGTTAATAACCTTGCCAGCAAGCTATTGTTGGCCTTGCTACCGCCTAACCAGCCTTTCTTTAAATTCATCGTAGATGAGTTTAAGTTTAAGCAGTTGCAGGGAGATAAAGGGCTTAAAGCAGAGATTGAAAAAGCTTTGAGTGGTATTGAACGGGCTATTATGTCAGAGATTGAGACATCTGCTGTTCGAGTATCAGCTTATGAAGCCCTTCGCCACCTAATTGTGGCTGGTAATTGTCTTTTATACATCCCCGCTTCTGGCGGTATTAGGGTATTTCGTCTTGAGAACTATGTAGTCAAGCGTGATTCTTTTGGAAACATTCTTCACATTATTACTAGGGAACGTATTTCTCCTTCTGCCCTGCCAGAAAAAGCTAAGATGATGGTTTCCAAATTAGATTCAAATGAGCCGAATATTGATTTACTTACCTGCATCCATAGGAAAGACGATAAATGGTATGTATACCAAAGCATCAAGGACAAGATCGTTCCAGATTCAGAAGGTGAATATCCAATCGACAAGCTCCCTTGGATGCCCCTTCGCTTCATTCGTATGGACGGAGAAGATTATGGTCGTGGGTTTGTAGAGGAGTATATCGGTGACCTGCGTTCCCTTGAAGCCCTTACCGAAGCTATTGTTCAAGCCTCTTCTGCTTCTGCCAAGGTAGTCTTCTTGGTGCGTCCTAATGGAGTAACCAATAAGAAGATGTTAGCCGAGGCTCGTAATGGTGCAATCATCACGGGTGACCGACAGGATGTATCTTGCTTACAGGTAGAGAAACAAGCTGACCTTCGTATTACCCAAAGCGTAATGGAAGCTATTTCTTTGCGGTTGGGATACGCCTTTCTTCTAAATGCCTCTGCTGTTCGTAATGCAGAACGTGTAACTGCTGAAGAAATCCGTTACCTCTCCAATGAAATCGAAACAGCCCTTGGTGGTGCTTATAGTGTACTTTCCCAAGAATTTCAGCTACCGCTGGTTTCACGCATTATGGATAGGATGCAACGACAGAACAGGCTCCCTAAGATTGACAATAAGCTTATTCGGCCTGTTGTTGTTACAGGAGTAGACGCTCTGGGTCGTGCTTCTGACTTAACCAAGCTAGACTTGTTTATCCAAGGCATCGCACAGACTCTAGGGCCACAAGCTGTTCCTCAATTCGTCAACATCGAGAACTACCTTGCTCGTAGGGCTACCAGCCTTGGTATTGATACTGAAGGGCTTATTCGAGACCAAGAAGAAGTCAAAGCAGAGAATGAACAAGCCATGCAACAACAGCAGAGAATGAGCCTAGCGGAAAAGCTGGGGCCACAGGCTATTTCAAGCATGGGTCAAATCGCTAATGGAAGTGAAGGATTTAAAGCTGGACTCGCCCAAGCTATGAGCCAAGGTATGCCACAGGCTCTAAATCAGCCTCAACCTAGTCAGTAAACAACACAACAAAGGAGTAAACACACAATGCAATCAGTAAACACACCGCTAACTCAGACACCTGCTGACGCACCTAATCAGCCTATTGCTGACCCTAAAGGTGGCGGTCTTATCCAGCAGGATAACCAAACAACTACCCAAGAGGTGCGTCCTACTTGGCTTCCAGAGAAGTTTAAGTCTCCAGAAGAAATGGCTAAATCCTACTCAGAGCTAGAGAAACGCTTTGGACAGCCTAAACAGGACGCAACCAAGACAGAACAGCCCCAAGACGCAACACAACAGCCTGTATCTGGCTTTCAGAAGTACAGCGATGAATACTTCTCTAATGGCAAGCTGTCTGATGAAACATATTCTGAATTGGCTACCAAGGGTATACCTAAAGAGTATGTTGACCAGTACATGAAGGGTTTTGAAGCTACTCAAGAAGCCCAATCCCAAGCTATTATCTCTGATGTCGGGGGTGAAGAGCAGTTTAAGGCTATGAGTACTTGGGCATCTGAAGCCCTCTCTGAAACCGAACTAGAAGCCTATAATCGGGCTGTATCTAGCGGTAATAAAGATGAGGCTTCCTTTGCAGTTAAAGGCATCTATGCCCGTTATAGGGCTGGTGCTGGTGGCTTAGAGCCTCGTTTACTAGCTGGTGAGACTTCCCTCTCTGGCCCTAGTGATGTATACAGAAGCACGGCAGAAGTTGTTGAAGCCATGAAAAACCCTAAATATAAAGCTGACAAGGCATACCGAAAGGATGTTGAAGAGAAGCTTAATAGGTCTAATGTCTTCAACTAAAGGAGAAATATATGGAAAATAATAAAGCAGGTTACAAAACTACAGAGTTCTGGTTGTCCGTAGTCGCCATGATTATTGGTGCTGTATCAGCCAGCGGTCTCTTTCCCGCAGAAGGAGCTTGGCAACAGGTTCTTGGTGTAGCCACTACTGCTCTAATTGCATTAGGCTATACTGGAGCAAGGTTGTCTCTTAAGAATAAAGAGTAGTAATAGTGTGGTTAGCAATATTTCAAGCTCTTGCGTATCTAGTCCAAGCTTGGGTATCTGCTTTGACGGGGAGGGCTGTTCTTGAAGTCAAGGCTTCTGACGGCTCTCCCCCGCCTCTGTATATTCGCAGGGCTTTTAACGACAGGGTGTTCGAGTTTATCAGAAGCAAAAAAAGTAGTATTCGTTGACGAATCTGGTGGTTTTGTTCGTCTTGGGCCTAATGTTACAGGCCAAGTTTATGTGTGGAACGGGACTCATTGGGCATTGAGCCAGAATAAGATAAAGCTTCCCGAAGGATGGTATGCTGGCTCTGTAGGTGTGGATGCAAAGGAAGGGCTTGACAAAGCTCCGCAACCTAGTAAATAAACACTCAAGTTTTGGAAAAGCTTTCCTAAAGCCCCGACCCTCTGCGGAGGACAATCGCTGGAGCAAACAGATTGATCTACCAGAGCGAACAACCAAAGAATCGTTGGAGTTCGTTTTGAATCGTGTGGTTTGATCGAACTACGACATTAACAATAGAAAGATATAATAATATGGCTCTAGCTACTAATACTCTAGCCCGTCCAGGATCTAATCTTCCTGCGGGATCAGACAAAACAGAACTCTTTCTCAAAAAGTTCGCTGGCGAAGTACTGACGACTTTTGAGACCGAGGCTTTGTTTAAAGACCTCACAACGACCCGCACGATTGAGAACGGCAAATCTGCCCAATTCCCAGTTGTCGGAACGGCTGTGACCAAATATCATACCTCAGGTGACTCTGTCATTGAAGGTACGAGCTACCTCAACAATATGTCGCACGTTGAGAAGGTTATCACAATCGAAGGATTGCTGACCTCCTCTGTGTTGCTGGCAAACATCGACGAAGCGATGAACCACTTTGATGTGCGTTCCATCTATTCCTCCGAAATTGGTCGTGCCTTGGCAAAAGCCTTTGATCGGGCGATTGCACAGACGACTATTTCAGCGGCTCGTCAAGCCCACAGCTTCGGAACTAACGGCCCAGACGGAGATTCTGGAACATCCGATACTTTCGCGGCTCTTGCTAACTCAGTTGCAGTCACTAACTCTGGCACAGATGGTGCTGTGCTGGCGGGTGCGGTGCTTGCTGGACTGCGAAAGCTCGATGAACAAGATGTTCCTTCGGAAAACCGATACATCGCTGTTCGTCCTGCTCAGTACTGGCTCTTGTTGGATGCTCTCACAAAGGGCGACTTCAAGGCTCCTTATACTGGCAATTCTGGCATCTTCGAGAACGGAAGGGTCGCTATGATCGGTGGTGCAACCATCGTGAAAAGCAACAACATTCCTTCTACGGATTTGTCGGGTGATACGACGATTCCAGCACAAGGCACGGGCGGTTCACGCCGTCTCAACTTTGCGAACACGCAAGCGATTGTGTTCCATCCTGCCTCCACGGGTTGCGTCAAGCTCCTCGATGTGGCGGTTGAGAGCGAATACCAGATTGAGCGACAGGCGACCTTGATGGTTGCTAAGTACGC